TTGAACTGCTAAAAAGTGTCGATACTAATGCTAAAGCAGTTAATAATCTCATTGCAGATGTTAAAAGAATCAAAATAAGGATAGGTCTATGAGTAAGCAGAAGACTAAAAGACTTGGCTATAAGCAATAAGATAGGTCTGTAGTTCATGTACTTTACTAGCTAATATTTCAAGCTTCTGGTGAGCCTCAGATAAAAGACCTTCATATTCTTTGTATCCCAGCTTTTTATGTTTTTGTTTACTCATAGTCCCATCCTTATTTTGATTCTTTTAACGTCTGCAATAAGAGTATTGATTGCTTTTGCATTGGTGTCAATACTTTGTAGCAATTCAATGTAATCATCTTGGCTCATGCTCCACCTAGGAGTAGTTACCTTTTTAGGTTTCTCTTTAACTTCAGTCGGCATTTTCTGTCTCCTTGTTTTGTTTAGTTCTATCCCAAAGGTCAATCCATTGGAATCCATAATCATCTTTCAGATCTTTATCTAACATTGTTACTCCTTATTTATGTAGGGAAGGTAAGCTGTGAATTGAAAACTAGTTTAGTCCATACTACTAGCAAATAATCCTGGATTTTGACTCTCCTCAGCATTACCATTTCCCTACCATTCTATTTGGATTAGTGATTAAAAATTGATAAACCCACCAACATTTACCCTTATTTGATCCTTCTAAGGCACATTTACGTTCTCTACCTTTAATTGTAAGTTTTTTATACTTAGGAATAAGGACTGTCTGCTTATATGTATAGGGTTTATGCATTTATTTTAATCCTCTAACAAAAGCATTATTTGCAAGACGTACTCCAGGAATTGTAGTTCCATTCTTGAGCTCTTGTAATATACGCTTTTTATCTAATCTCCTAGTTATTACTTCTATCCAATATTCTTTTGGAATCGTCTCTTCATCTATGACATCTACTGCTCCTGATGATGTTGATACTTTGATAGGATTAAATACAGAATGCTTTGGTAAAGTTTCTACTTCAGCATATGTACCTACAACCAACATTTTGATTCGTTCTTGAGCTCTTTTCATTACAGCAGTATGAGTTTTCAATTTCTTGATTTGTTCTTCAAACATTTCAATCTCTTTTTCTGCTTCTTTATACATCCAGAAGATCCCATCTTCTTTTTGATGCATCTCTGTAAAAAGTTCATCGACTCTTTCCATAAGCTCTTCTTCATTGAATATCTCATAGTCATTCTTTGCTAATACTAATTCACGAGTAATATCAACTAGTGACCTGTTCATAGGCACATACCTCCGTTCCAGTTATTCTTACATCCTCTACCCAAAGCTTAACATTTAAGGTTTCACGTTCACGATTAGCTTCAGATTTAACATGTAGTTGTGTTATTTGTCCATCTTTCCCTTTAATAGGATTGACAGAGATCAGTTTATTATCATTGTAAGCTATGCGAAATGAACCCTTAGCTGATGCCATATTCATACCTTCATGAAATGCTTGCTTAGTTATTTCACTTACAGCAAAGACAATGATATTGTTTTGCACTGCCAATTCCATTAGTCCTTGTGATGCCTCTTCTACTTTCATATTATTATCTCTCTGTTTACTACGGAGTAGTCCCATATGATCAACAACTACTACTTCAGGTTTTACAGGTAGCATAGATATTCTCTTTTGTAATTCAGCTGGATAACAAGATCCATAATCTACAGTTAACCATGAAAAGTCTTTAGTAATACCATTTCTCATACCCTTGTAATGCTCTGCAATCTCTTCTTCTGACCATCCATTCTCTATCATTACAAATCGAGACCATATTTGTCTAGGTGACATTTCCATTTCCATAAAGTATGTTGGTTTTTTCCAATGATTAACCCAATTCTGTAATAGCATTGTTTTCATACTTTTAGGAGGAGCTTGTAGAATAATTACTTCTCCAGGATATATAGGGAATTTCTGTCCATACATAGCCCCTAAATCTAATGGTTTTTGATTTGTAGTATAGAATTCAGACATTACTTTATCCATATCTGTAGCTGTCATGACTGATTGAGTTTTCTTAGATTTGTACAGTTTGCATGTATTCTTGCATAATGAATCCTTAACAGGATCATCGCAACCAAATCTATATCCAGCTCCATCATGACCTTCATAACAGTTATTGATAATAGAATCCATCTCTTCTATAGTGAATGGTTTATCAGGTAAATCTACAGATAATCTCCAATGCTCTGCAAGAATTCTTACTATTTCTTCTGGATATAACCATCTGAAATGTGCAACTACTCGAAGTGCATATGCATGTCTGTTACCGAATTTAGTACCCTCTAGCATAGTTTGTATGCATGGATAATGTACTGAATCTGGAGATCTACCTATTGACTTTGCAGCAGATACATTCTTTTCATCGGTATGCTTAACTAGAACATCAAATACTGGCTCACATTCTAATTCTCTTGGTTCTACTGACTGAGGTTTAGAAGAAAATTCTAGAATATGATCTATATGTTTATGAATCATTTTATCTGGGATATGAACCTTCCATTTACCACTTTTACCATTTCTAGTATTAAGTAGTCGAATCAATCTTGTCTTGTCAGTTACAGAAGGATCAGCATAATCATATATACCAGCAGATTTCAATGCAAATTTAACTTTAGTATGTAGATTTTTATCAGGTTTCCATCTAAATGCTGTAGCTGGAATACCAACATGAAATCCAGTACCACTAAAGTATAGATTGTATGGTATCTCTAAATCTTTCAATACAATAGTGAGACCAATGGTCTTTTGTCTTGCATTATCTGAATTAGATCCATCTACATCTAGAATGAGTTCGTCTGGCATATACAATAATCCATCATATCCTGATAAAGAATTCTTTTTCTTAGTGAATTCTATTACATAATCATCATAATCCCATAAAGACATAAATGTATCCTTACCCATATTCATCCAATCTGATACTTTTTCTTCTTGTACAAAATGATGTCTATTTTGTAATCCAAATGCTAATTCTTTTATCATAATGCGCTAATCCCCTTTCTAATATTTTCAGCTCTTTGGTGACGCTTATACCATATTTCTCCTCTAAGCATAGGATGTTTTTCTTGTAATTTACGTCTACATCTTGTAATAGATTCAGGACTAGGCATCTGAGGAGAAGCAATCAACTTCATTACTTCATTAGGACCCAAATGATCTACTATATCGGAGCCACCCATACGTTTAGTCCATAAATTAACTATTAATCTCCTATCATCATCTCTTAATATAGGATATTTAGTTAAGAACTTTTCTACGTCATCTATTATTGAGAATAATTGTTTCATTTTTTTCTCCTTACTTACATTTTAAACATGTTTGTCGATACAAACCTCTTTTTGGAAAGTCTTCATGGTAATGAGTTGTCACTGTGTTTTTATAATCATTACGTGTTAATTCATAGGCTATATTACATACAGGACATAATTTAACAGCAAAACTTTCTCTTTCATATAATCGTTGTTTACTTTTAGATACAGCATAAACCATATTATAGGTTAATCCCCAATCGTTTGTCATCTTTCTCCTTTAAATTTAAGGGGAGCCAATGAATTGGCATTTAAAGACTCCCCTTTGTGTTCATCAAGACCTCCCGAGCGGGAGATTAGAATGGTAAATCTACTGTTTCTTCTGTAGTAGTTGTTACAGGCACACTAACAGGCGTTGCAGTACCATTTCCAGGTGTATAGTTAGCAAATCTAGTTTCTGCTTTCTTTTTCCAATAGGCTACATCATTGTCAGTGAAAGTATCCATTGCATTAGAGAATTCAGTAGGAGCTACAGATGAGTATGCACGAGTATATTCTCCATCTTTATAGAACAATATATTCAATTTAGTTCCAACCATCTGTTCTGCTGAGTCATCTATCTTAACAACCTTATCTCCACCAGTACCTTCTAATACTTCAGTAATACCAGCATTAGCAAATCGGTATACATTCCCTATTGCAAATTCTTCACCATCTTTACCTTTCTTAGCATAAATTCTAAGTGTGAAATTGTCAGGATAATTTTTAAATGCTAATTCTAAGAATTTAGAATCATTGTAAGTTCCATATTTTGCAGTACTTACAGTTAATTCATGCCAGCCTGTAGCCCAATCAGAGCCACCTTGTTTTACTGTTAATGTTCTCATTATGCAATTACTCCTTCACTTTTTTGAGTTTTTTTTTCTGTTTCTGTCTTAACTTCAGGTACATTTATTAATGTTTGAAGAGCATATGTCTTCCCAGATCCTGGAGTTCCTATAACTAGTATCTTAGAACCTTCAAATCCAGATTGCCTTGAAGCATTTAATACTAACTGATAATCTTGAGGAATTTCTCTATCAAGTAAACCAGTTCTATCTTTAGCATGATCATATTTTTCAGATCTTCCTGTTACCCATACATAACTAGCATTATCTTTAAGATCAACATTAGTTTTTGTATAGAATACAAAATCAAACCATTTAGCTATATCTTCTTTGGTTGAACCATCAATATATGGAAGGATTTTATTACCACCATCATCCATAGTTTGTAGCTTGCCATGAACATTACAAATTACAATACCAGGAATACGAGTAACAAATTCTAAGCAATTATCTAGCTTATTTCTGAGTTTACCCCAATCCTGAAGCATCATTTTACCTGTTTCCTTC